AAAGAAACCATTATCAGACATCCAATATGCAGCACCATCAACTTCTACAGCTGCGTTCTTACCTATTAATCCACAGTTAGTCCCTACTTGTTCAAAGGCAAATGTAAACGGGTTTCCTACAAATCTCATAGTAAATAAAGAAGTATCACTCCAAATATATATTGCATTTCTACCAAGTTTAGATCCCATGATCCGTGATCCGGCGGCCAGTCTTTGTGTACCAGCACTATTTTCAGCTGTAGGTGTGTAGTCTGTAATGTCTTCTTGAGACGAAAATCTTATAAACATATCATCTTGTGTTGCTGGATCACCGATGGTTGTTTCTGTTCCAAAAAATACTAAGTGACGATCGGGAGTAGAAACTAACATATCACGTGATGCTGTTGGTGCACCAGAAATAAGTGTAGCTCTTACTGCTGTTGCATTAGTTGCATTTGAATCCCACTCAAAACAAGGACCATTAACAATTAAAGCAATTAAAGTTTGACCTAAATTGTCCAAAGACCATTGACCAGGGTCTGCTACAGAATCTGTACTTGTTGATGCTTCTCCCCAACCTACATAATCAGTTCCATTAGTTACAGTGTCTCCACTAGAATAAGTTGATGGAGAAGTTCCACGTTGTGCTCTAACTACTCCGGTTAATTCTGTTCCACTGATCCCTGTGTATTTTATAAATTCAGTTCCAATTAACACATAAGCTGTTCCTGAAGATGGAAATCCTGTTACATTTGTTAATGTAATTCCTGTTGTTTGTCCTGTGCTAGTAATTGCTGCACTTAAAGTAGTTGTTTGAGGGGTAACAGGTGTTCCACCAAAAGAAGAAATACCATAACCATAAATCCCTAGTTGTTGAGCCGGCCCTACTGGGTAATAAAATTTAACAGATAGATCTCCGTCGGCTGCAGTCGCATTAGCATTAGATGCCATAGTAATAGTAACTGAAACAGTATCTACTACTTCAGTTATCATAAAAGTTTTATTATTAAAATCAGAAGCAGAATAACCTGAACCTGTTGGAGGTGTAACATTTTCAAGAAATAAAATATCTCCTGCTGTCATACCTGCAGTTGATGATAAAGTAATAGTAAGAATAGGTGAACCTGAAGAACAAGATAATTTGTCTGTTAATGCTCCAAAGTCTGTTTTAATTGGATGGATGTCATAATAAACACCCCCTGTGTAAGCATATAAAATTCTATTAGTTCCTATAATAGCATATTTAATTGATGATTTATTAACCATGTGGTGTAACCCTCTTGCCGGGCCACATAGACTAGTAGTACCTAATTGAGACCAGCCACCTATTTTTTCAGGTGTACCATATCTAAAACGTACATTTTCTCCATCCGTCCACTGTGATTCAGCGCCGGTGGCTGTAACCTGTTTATTAAACCCTGGTAAAAAACCTAATTTTTGTAACATAAAAAACCTTTGAAATATCTAATTTATCTTATATATTAAATATACAGATAATGAAAGACGGAAAATTATAAATACTCACAACCTGTATGTTTGAATATAAGATAAAAGATTTAAAATATCGTATAAACGGATTAGTGCCGAAAGATGTATGTAATTATTTTATTGATTTTTTTATTAAAAATCAAAATAAATCTTTAATTATTAAAGAAGAAAGTTACAAATTTAAATCTAATGCCATAGAAATGGATAATTTTAATTCTCTTAATTTGTCAGAAATAAGCTTAATTGACGATAGTTTTAAAGAACCATTAGAAATAGCTAAAAAATATATTGCTATAATGATAACTAATTATGTGCTTCATATCCAAAAAAATATATGTCCAACTTTCAATATGAACTATGTTACTCAAAGTCAAAACATTAGAATTTTAAGATATAAAAAAGGTGAGTTTATTGGTGATCATTCAGATATGGATCAACACATAAGAGCTTCATGTACACTTAATTTAAATGAAGACTATGAGGGTGGTGAATTTAGATTTTTTGATGGGCGAGAAAAAATAAGTTTTAAAACTGGAGATGGTTTATTTTTTCCTGCTGAACCTATTTGGATTCACGGCACAGAACCTATTAAAAGTGGCACACGGTATTCTATCAACTGTTTTTTAGCTCCTGTTTCATAATGAATTTAGTATACTCAATACCAGATAAACTTTATTATTTTGAAAATTTTTTAGATTATCCTACATATAAAAAATTACATTATGATGTTTTTAAAAGTAATTTAATTTCTTTAAAATCAGTTAAAAAAGATTGGGATAAAAAACTTACATATGGACATTATAATTTCACACAAAAAACAGATTTAGATAAGAATAACCCATTACTATTAAAATTAAAAATATTAATAAAGACAAATCGTTTTCATAAAATAAAGTATAATAACTTTAATTTTGTATTACATTCAATGGAAAATGGAGCGGGTATTAATTGGCACGATGATAATAGTCATGAATATGGTATAACTTATTATATAAATAGAAGGTGGAATAATAAATTTGGCGGAGAGTTATTATTTACGCATAAAACAGCAAATGGATTTGTTCCGTTAACAGGTAATTCTTTACTTATAATTAAAGCACCTTTGTTACATAAAGTAGTTAATGTAACTAAACCAATAGTTCCTAGAAAAAGTATACAAATTTTTGTAGGTAAAGATGTTTGATATTTCAAAATTAATTTTTCATAAAAAAAATTTTCTTTCAAAAGAAAAATGTAAAACATTAATTAATTATTATGAATTAAATAAAGATAGAAGTATACAAGAACATTGTCCTGAAGCATCAACTAACATAGACACTTACTCTACTTTTAATGTAATTGACGTTCCTTGTGGAAGTAAAGAATATAAAACTATTGCTTTTGCAATTGAAAAAATAATAAATTTATATCATTCGTATACGGATAAATTTAAAATGTTTCACAGTGCTAGAAAACACAGTCTTTTATATTCTCATAAAATAAGACTTATGAAATATGAAATAGGAAATAAAATTCACCCTCACGTAGATCATGATCCTCATGTTTATGGTTCTTGTACTTTTAATTTAAATGAAGAATATAAAGGAGGCGAGTTTGGATTTTTTAGAAATAAAAAAAATATTAATTTAAAACAAGGTGATGTTTTAATATTTCCTGCAGACTATCATTGGGTTCATGAAGTAAAACCAATTACTAGCGGTACAAGATATAGTGTTAATTGTTTTTTATTAGATGTTCCACAATCCGTAAGAGAAGAACTACAATTAAAAAAAAATGAACTAATGAAAAAATATAAATTTAATCCAAATGATGGTATAAAATATAATATAAATACAGAACCTAATTAAATGATTAATCTTATAAATAAACACAATCAATTAAATCAAGATAAAAGCAGTCTTAATGTTAGTTACACTAGAAACGTTAATATTATATTTGGTCATTATCCTTATCCAGACATTATCCATAATTTTATGATGGCAATAAAATCTAATTTAAATTCAGAAATGAAAAATTATACAAATGTAAAAGGAGGTATGACTGACTGGTGTTACTTTACAGACAAAACAGATTTTATTAATTTTATAACTTATTTAATAAATAAATATCAAGTTACTCATCATGATTTGTTTAGACATTTTCTTGAAAGAAAAACTATTGAAAATGCTTGGGGTAATGAAATTAAAAAAGGAGACAGTTTAGATTATCATATCCATCATTGTGTGCATGGTATTTTGTATTTAACAAAAGGTTGTGATTTAATACTACCTGATTTAAATTTAAAAATAACTCCAGAACCGGGAGACTATTATATATTTCCACCTGAGATATTACACGGGTTTGATAAGTATGAAGGAGAAACAAATAGATATAGTTTAATATTTAACATTGTACCAAAAAATGAATTTGAGTATTTAAAAAAATTAAAATGAAAAATAAAATAGAAATGATAGATAATTTTTTATCTACTGAAGAATGCAATAATTTAATAGATTATTATAAAAACAATAAATCCATGCAAAAACCTCATTTAGTAAATAATGGTAAAAATATAATAGATATAGATATTACAGAAATTAAACAATTTAATAATTTATTTGAAAAAATAAATAAACATGTTTACGATCAAGATTGCAAAATTGAATATACAAAAATTGTTAAATGGACGGATGATTGTAGTCAAAGCTTGCATGTCGATGATAGTAGTTCCGATACAATATATTCATCTATAATATATTTAAATCATGGTTATATAGGTGGACAAACTTTTTTTGAAGAAGGTATAGTTATGAGACCTTTAATAGGAAGAGCTTTATTTTTTAATGGAATGTATTATAAACATGGAGTTATGCCTGTAAAAAAAGGACCAAGATATACTTTAGCAACCTGGTACGAAAAGAGAAAGAATGATTGAAAAAACACAAGAAATAAAAAATTTTATTGGTGTATATGATAATTATATTACAGACGTTGAATGTAATAAAGCCATAGAACTTTTTGAAAATCAAAAAAAATTTAATAATACTATGGATAGAAAACAATTTGAAAACGCTATGTCTGTACAAAAAAAAGACATGCAGTATTTTATTGGTAGTGATAATATAGATGTTTGGTGGACAGAATTAAAATCATTAGTTTTTAATTTTGATATGGCTTTTAATCATTACATACAGCAAACAGGTGCGGACGGAGTTTATTCAGAAGGTAAATTTTATTTTACACAATTAAAACTACAAAAAACATGTCTAACAGAAGGTTATCATTTGTGGCACATAGAACATGGAACAGGTTTTAGTAATGAACCTAGAGCTTTTGTATATAGTATATATCTAAATGATGTTGAAGAAGGTGGAGAAACAGAATTTTTACATTTTTCACAAAGAGTAAAACCTAAAAAAGGTCGAATAGTTATTTGGCCTGCTGGTTTTCCATATGTTCATAGAGGAAACCCTCCTTTGTCTGGAGATAAATATATACTTACTTCTTGGATGAATATAAGACCGGTAGGTTAAGAAGAATAAGATGTGGGTCTAGCACCTAATCTAATAGTTTTTTCAGCTTCAGTTTCTGTGTGTGTTAAATTTCCACTATCATCATAAGTATTGCCATCATCATTATCCCAATCATTTTGTAATTGTAATAAATGAGCTGCATCCCATTTTGTTATGAAATCTTGAAAATTTCCTAAATTTGAATTATTCCAAGTAGCATGCGGAGTATTATCTCTATGCTCAACCGTATCATTGTGATCTAAATTATCATCGTGATACTGAATAGCCCAAACATTTAAAAATTTTTCTTGGTTCCAAAAAGAATCATCATCAATTGCATAAGCAGTTCCAAAGTTATTAGAATTTTTTACACTTTGATTAATTATTGTTTTGTCTTCAAATACTACTGTCCATTTTGAGTTAGTTGCCATATTTTTTCCTAAGTTTTAATAACATAAATTATTGTTAAATAAGGTTGAACAACCGAAGAGGCTGTACCTGAAAATGTTGCACTCATGTTGTGAGAGTGACCTTGCCCTGAACCTGCATTTCCTGTGTTAGTTACATTAACTTTTGCAACCACTGGGTTTGGGTTAGGTGATGTAGCTCCAGCTTGAGATACTCCACCTGGGTGTGAGTGAGAAGCTAATTGTGCTGTTGAAAGAGTTGCATTAGCTGTCGATCCTCCAACGTTTCCAGTTGCTGCTACAGTATTTGCTCCACCTGTTGAAGCTAAAGCTTTTGTTCCAGATTTACCCATTGCTACGTTGTCTTGAAGATCAGGCACGTTAAAAGTAGATGAACCGTCACCAGCTCCGTAAGTTGTACCTACTGCTGTAAATAAAGCAGCGTAAGTTGATCTTGAAACTGCTGCGCCATTACACTCTAAAAAACCTGTTGGTACTGAAGAGGTAGACCATGGCACAATAGTAGCTGTAGGAATTCCCTCTATACCTGTAAGATCAGATCCATTAAAGTTATATTTAGTTGCTTCGTAATTTGCCATATTCTATTTCTCCGTGTATGTCCATCCTACATCTGAACCAGAATAAACTAATCCAAAAGATGCACCTTCAGTATTAACGACTAAGTCTGCGCTTGTGTTTGCTATTTTAGAACTATTTCTACCTACAGTCAATGCGTTAGTATCAAAAGTAAATCTTGAATCTGCAAAATGCACTTCATCACCAAGAGCAGGTGATGCAGGTAGCGTGACTGTGTACGCTGATCCATTTGTATCTATAAATAATTTTGCTCCTGCTTGAATTGTTTCAGCTGCAGTTAACGTTCTCCATTTTCTAAATTCATGATCTTTAATAATGTTAGTTCCGTTTGAGTGACAAATGTAACTATTACCTTCACATAATAAAAAACCCGCAGCACTTGTAACTTTAAAAGTTAAAGTATATCCTGCGTGATTAGTTGAATCAATTACGTTAAACATTTTTTCTATACTTGCTGGAAAGTTTACAGTTCTGTTTGCAGCTAAAGTTCCTGTAAATTCTAATGTCATATTTCTTGCATTAGAAATAGTTGCATCAGTCATCGCAAGAGTAACATCCCCAGATGCTACATCTATTGCTTGATAACCTGCAACAGATTGTTGAATTAAGTTTAAATTAGCGTTAGTTTTTGTTCCCCATGTACCAGCGTTTTCGCCAGTAGCCATAAGTTCTAGTTTAAGATCTGATGAATATGTTGATGCCATTGTTTATATTCCTTATTTTTGTTATTTATATTAGTTATTTATTGTCAAGTCAAATACATTTATGCAGGTGTTTTTCTTGTATATCCCGTACTTGTTTTAGGTGTTTTTCTTGTATATCCAGAACTCGTTTTAGGTGTTAATCTTCTGTAATATTTAATACCTAATCCTGTACCATTGACAGTTGCTTCAAGTTCTAAACC